GGAATGCTGCATAATCACGCACACCATTCTATGGAAGTTGATGCTGATTCCTATGTCTTCAATTGGTGTAGGAACAATCCTGAAAAATGTGAGGAATTTATGAGACGATGATACATCATTATTATGTTCACGATCCAGGTTCTGTTATAAGAAATTTAGAGGTCCCAGAAGAGATAGTACAGTATTGTGATCATTTCACATACGATGCTGATAGAGATGATTTAAGACACATTGATTGTGTGTATATGCATATGGGTGAATATGGAAATGATCCAAAAACGCTTGAACAATTAAGGAACACATCGATACCTATTTTTGAATAATGAAAAAGAAAATCAAGAAAGCAGTGAAAGCATTTTTCGAACCCAGTGTAAAGCACGAATGTATAAGTCTTCAAGATCAATTGAATGCTCTTCAATCTAGATTTAATGATTTGGAGAATGATCACCTTTATATAATGCGTGAAATGCAAGAACTATATAATTTGGTTGGTAGAATGAACTCTAGTGAGAATCATTGACATCAATCCAATGATATGGTATTATACAAACATCATCTTTTAAAAGAATGGCACTCTCCAAAAACACACTTGAACATTTGTGTGATGCAGAATCTCATATGAGAGCAGCAATCAAATCTGCTGCTATGAATGAGAAACCTATGGTAGTTAAACAGTTGTCAGAAATACTTATGAGTATGGAGCAATGTAAAAAGTTTGACGAAATTATGGATATGCTAGACAGTAGAGATCCTGGTAGTAGTGGTCAATACGGTACATTTTTTAACGATGAAGATTAATCTTTGGTATTCAAAGAGTATGGCACAGTGGCGTTGGACACTCATAGAAGAGTGGAAGAACGGTGTCACTAAGACCGAACAACACTCTGGTCAACAACCAGACCTGAGAGATGCTATGAATGATGTAGCAAACACTGTTGAATATATGCTTGAGGATAAAAAATCATGAAGATGTGGGAAATAAAATGCAGTAGTTGTGGTAAAATGACTCCTGCAAATAAGTGTCCACAACTTATGATGGTTCCTCTTTGCAAACCATGTTGGTCTAAAAAACAATCCTTCTTAGCTCAGCGGTAGAGCGAGCGACTGTTAATCGCTTGGTCCCTGGTTCGAATCCAGGAGAGGGAGTAAGACTGCGAATGGGCGCGGCAGCGGCGGTGCTAACCACACTGCGATCTTGAGAGTTGGTTACTTTCTTTGCCCCATTACAAACTGTCAGTATGTTAGGGTTTAAAAAATGCCCCATAGCAAGCATACTGATAAGTGTAATGTTTCGGGTGATTGGCGCAGCGGTAGCGCACCTCCTTTACACGGAGATGGTCACTGGTTCGAATCCAGTATCACCCATTATAAATAAGTCGGTGAAAACTGAAGACGTATATACACCATTACAATGGATACTATTAAGATTAGGTGCCTTTCCTGTGGTAAGGAAATGGAGGGGCACCCTAGTAAGAGCATTTCCTGTGGATGTCCAAATATGGCATCAATCAGGGGTGACAAGATCTCAGCAGTTGATTTGTCATCTGTTCTTATGTTAAATTCATATAAAACTAAGAAAGAAAATGTCCTTACATCAGAGGACCTTTCTTATCAAGAACAAAGAAGGCAGCGCAAAGTGCGTAAGTTAGACTTCGAAGTTAGATAGATTTTATTTTTGTTGAAATCTTAACAAATTTTACATCGGTTGGGTAAAAACTATTATAGCTAATAAGTATCCCTAACTTAATAAAACAATGGACAAAACATCCTACGAAAATTGGGTGAAAGTCAAAGAAGCATTAGAAGAATCAGGAAATATCGAAAACTTTTATTATAAGCGAGCTTGTGCTATAGTAGGAGGACAACCCGATCCTATGGACAGCGTTGGTAATGGTTCACCGAATGAATGAGATCAAACCTGATCACTATATAACAAAGGTTGAGTGCCAAGAGATGATTGATGCAGCAATCCGCAGACACAACCGCAACGCCTCAATTATTTCTATGTGCGTTGGTTGGGTAGTTCTTGCCCTTTTTGCGGAGGGTTTGCTTCGTCTCATTGGAGTAATTGAACCTGTTTTTCCTTGGCTTAAAATCACACTTTAAATAATCATCAATGAAAATATTTTTAGACACAGCAGAAGTTCCTATTATTGCAGAAGCAGTTGCTACAGGACTAATTGACGGAATCACAACCAATCCCACCCTCATTATGAAATCCGGTAGGGATCCTGAAGAGGTCTATCAAGAGATCAAAGATCTTGGTGTTAAAGACATTAGTATGGAAGTGATGGGTGACTGGGTTGAAATGCTCCGAGAGGGTCGTCGTCTTCATAAAAAGTTTGGCAATGTTGCTACAATTAAAGTTCCTTGTACTAAAGATGGTTTGGCAGCGTGTCGCTATCTTGCCGAAGATGGTATCAGAACAAATGTCACATTGATCTTCTGTGCTGCACAGGCAATCCTAGCAGCGAAGTCGGGGGCAACATATGTTTCTCCTTTTGTAGGACGCTTAGATGACCAGTCAGTGGCAGGTTTGGAAGTAGTACGTTCTATTACAGGACTATATCAGATGCACGGTATTCGAACTCAAGTTCTGTCTGCATCTATTCGTAGTGTGCAACGTGCTGTCAGATCTTGGTATAACGGTGCTCAAATCGTAACAATGCCACCAAAAGTGTTTGAACAGATGTATGATCATATTCTTACCGACAAAGGTATGGAAATCTTTGAAAATGATTGGTCTCAAGTAAAAGCAGGAGAAGTATGAGAGTAGGAATGATCGGCCTCGGTCGTATGGGTGAGGGTATGTCTCGCCGTATGCTGAAAGCAGGTATTACCGTCTGGGGGTATCGAAGAAATTATGACAAAGCACAGGAGACATACCAAAAAGGATATGTCACCGGTGTTACAACTAATCTTGAAAGTCTTGTCAGTCAAGTAAAAAGGGTAGAGACTATCTATGGTGAAAAGTCTGGTGAAACAATTTATACAAAAGCACCAGGTATTTTTCAACTTGTTATCCCCGCAGAATTAGTAGAGGACACACTAGATGAGTTATTACCATTACTTAGTGAGGGAGATATTATTATTGATCACGGCAATAGTAACTTTAAAGATTCTCGCAGGAGAGCAGAAAGGTTGGCTAAGTTGGGTATCCAATTTATTGACTGTGGTACTAGTGGTGGTGTTTATGGTCTGGAGCGTGGATACTGTCTTATGGTTGGTGGCGGAAATACTGCAGTCTCCACTTGTGCACCTATCTTTAGGGCACTGGCACCAGGTATTACCGCTGCAGCCCGCACAGACCCACATACCAGGGCAACCAGTGCTGAGTATGGTTGGTTACACTGTGGACCACCTGGTGCAGGACACTTTGTCAAAATGGTCCACAATGGTGTTGAATATGGTATAATGCAGGCATATGCCGAAGGATTCAATATTTTACAACACGCCGATCTTGGTAGTAAGTATGTAAGAGAAGGTGATGCTGAGGTTGCTCCAATGGATAACCCTAGGGACTATCAATATGATATTGACTGTGTTGAAGTTGCTGAGTTATGGCGTCGTGGTTCTGTTGTTGGTAGTTGGTTACTTGACCTTACCGCTGATGTACTACGGCATGATCATGACCTTAGCAAGTTCGATGGGGGAGTATCAGACTCTGGTGAAGGTCGTTGGACTCTCCACGCTGCTGTGGATCTTGGTGTACCCACACCTGTTATCTCTGCCGCACTATTTGAACGGTTTAATTCTCGCAGACTGGGAGAATTCGGAAACAAAATCCTAAATGGTATGAGGTATATGTTCGGAGGTCACAATGTTAGGTGAGGCATTACTTTGGATTTCAATCCCATTTGTATTGACAACAATATTCTTTGCAATATATAAAGGAGAAACAGTCTATTATGAATCCGATGCCTATGACGGCGATGGAACTGCCCACAAAGTATTAAAATAGTATGGAAGATTTGATTAATGAAAGCAAACGTATCGTTATCTTTGGCGCTACTGGAGATCTTGCAAAAAGAAAACTAGTCCCTGCACTCTTTGAACTTTGGAGGAAAGACCTTCTTCCAAAAGATCTTTTGATTGTTGGTGCTTCTCGTAGGGAAATATCCAAACAATGTTGGTTAGAAACTCTTGGAGATTATCCAGAAGATTTTACAGATTGGTTAGATTTTGTTTCTTGTGACCTGGCGTGTCCAGAAAGTTTGATGAAACTGCACGATGATAGTGCAGACACAACATACTTTTTATCTGTGCCACCAAGCACATATGCCGATGCAATCACAAACCTCAAGAAAGGAGGATTTTTAGATGACGCAGAAAGATCCCGTGTGGTTATTGAAAAACCCTTTGGGTACAATTATAAATCTGCTGATAATTTACAGTCAGTGGTTAACAGACATTTACGCGAAAAGCAAGTCTAT